TCAGCCTGCCGCTTTGGCCTTCGCCCAGACATCGGGGCGCCACTCCTCGATCAGCTTTTCGATCTGAGCGCGATACTCGGTCGGATAGACCGCGACGCTCTGCCCTGCCAACCAGGTGAAGACGGTGGCCATGTCGGCGGCAATTGTGCTGTCGACGCCGAACAAATCCGCAGGGTCGAATGCGCCGAGACTGTCAGCGTTCCACCATGCAAGCAGGAAATTGGCGGCGCGCCTGGACTGATGGGTGTCGCTTTGCGCCAGCTTCACCAACCGCTCGAACGCGGCCCGGGTCCAATCATCCATTCACGCACCTCCATTGCCGCCACTATGCCATATCAGGCTGGGGCCGTGAACCGCATGTCTCAGGCTGCAAGGGCCGGGACATGGTTGTCGCGCTGACGCAAGGCAGCGATGAGCCGGTCCTGTCGCAACAGGCGTTGGGAGAGCGCATCGATTTCGGGCTGGCGCTCGGCGGTGAGCGCGGCCATCTGGGCGCGATAGCGCTCCAGAAAGGCGACCGGATCAGGCGGCCTGCCGCGCCGATAGGCCGCCCGTCTTGGCCCGAGCTTTGGAATCAACGCCGTCATGCGGCGAATGATCTGCCGATCGATCAGGTCGAGCTGCCGCCGGGTCTGGCGGCGAGCCTCTTCCAGCCGTGACAACCGACTTCGAGTGTCGAGCCGGGCTGTCACCTCGCCCTCCCTTGCCAACCGATAAAGCTGGACGGGCCGTTATAGGCGGCATGGCGATCGAGATCGATGAGGAAACCGAAGCGGCCGACCCTGTATTCGGCGGACGGAACCAGAAAGCGCCGTTCCTCGGTGCCCTCCCCACGCAAGCCTCCCGGCGTGGCGACGCATTCGACGAAGCCCTTTTGCTGCTCTGACGTAATCGCCGAGACGACGACCCAGTCCCTGGCATGCCGAGCCTCGAACGCCCGCTGGTCTTTGGTCCGAGACTCGCCCGGCGTGAGGATCGCGCCGAAGATCGCTTCCCAGGCATCCGGAAAACTGTCCTTGATGGTGCGCTCGGCGCAGCGCCGTTCGAAAGCAGTAAAGAGGTCGGGAAAGGTGATCACGACGATCGCCCAGCATTCATCCTCCTCATAGAATCCATCCGACGCCCGCAGCATCGTATGGACTCTGGCATTGCGTTCGGATGAGAGATGGAAACCGCCATGGCCCGCTGTGATGTGGCAGCTCACGCCATCGGCATAGACTGTCGCACCCTGCGAGGGACCCCATGGCGTGTCGGCCGTCGAGCGGATTTCCCGGCGGCCCAGTGCTGCGCGTTCTTGGTTGTGCTCAGCCTGTTCGAGCACCTTTGCGCGAAAAGCGGCGTCATCGGGCAGGTCGCCGCCATGACTGTAGAAGTCGTCACGCTTCCATTCGGTTATCGGGCGCCGGATGCGCCAGCCGAACGCGAGATAGTGCCGTCCTTCGCGTGTCGGCATCATTGCGAATGCATGATCGCCGACCAGCGCAACGAGCATGCCGTCGGAGCTGCGGCCGAAAGAAACCCCGGACGGATCCGGGGTTTGAGCTGGCAACAGGGAAGAAAGGGGCTGGGTCATGCGACTGCCCTCCCCTCGACGCCAGCGGCGTCCATCCGCCCGGCACATCAGCCGACCATGATCATCCGACGACGGCGGTCCCGCACAGCCACGCACCAGACCGCCGTCGTCTTCCACCACAACAGCCAACCCGACAGGAGACTGAACATGGTGAACCGACTCTGCGCATTGTCGCCCGCAACGCAATCCCGCCGCTGCCGGTTCTGGCGCCCAGCGAACGCCCCATCCTCGCGCTCGACCTCGGCACCACGACCGGCTGGGCGCTGCGCGATGCAGACGGCCTGATCACCAGCGGAACCCTGTCGCTGCGTCCTGGCCGCTACGATGGCGGCGGCATGCGCTATCTGCGCTTTGCCAACTGGCTGGCCGAGATCGACCGGCTCGCCGGGCCGATGGCCGCGATCTGGTTCGAGGAGGTGCGCCGCCATGCCGGAACCGACGCCGCCCATGTCTATGGCGGGCTGATGGCGACGCTCACCGCATGGGCCGAGCAGCATGGTGTGCCCTATCAAGGTGTTCCGGTCGGCACCATCAAGCGTCACGTGACGGCCAAGGGCAATGCCGGCAAGGAGGCCGTGCTTGCCGCTGTCCGTGCGCGCGGTTTCAGCCCCGCCGGCGACAACGAGGCCGACGCCATCGCTATTCTGCTGTGGGCGATGGAGACGAAGGGAGGCCTGGCATGATGCGCCCCGCCATCCTCGATCGTGCCGCGCAGGTGCTGGAAAGCCGCGCGGAAACCTACGGTCCTGCCGACACGGCCCTGCGAGCCATCGCCGCCCGCTGGTCGCTCACCCTTGGCCGTACCATCACGCCGGCCGAGGTGGTGCTGTGCATGATCGACCTCAAGCTCACCCGGCTCGCGCACGATCCTGCCCACCGCGACAGCCTGGTCGACGTCATCGGCTATGCCGCCCTGTTGTCGGAGGTGCGGCCATGAAGACCATGAAGTTCACCCCACGCGGGTTTGGCGGTGACCGCTGCGATCCCGATCGGGTCAAACGCGAGGGCTGGCGCGAACAGGGCCTGCTTGCGGTCTCTGCCGATGACGCGCGCCTCACCTGGCCCGAGCGCGAACTGGTCCGACAGCTCGGCGAGCGCCTCTATGGCAAGCGGGAACGGGAGGCGCGTCATGGCTGACCTCATCCGCACTGCCGACGATGTCGCCGACCAGTTCGAGGAGGCGTTCCGCACGCTGCGCAAACTGCCGCCGGTGACGGTGCAGGGATATTTCAACACCTGGCCTGCCGTGCTGCATTCGGCCCGCGAGATCGCCTTCATGGAACCGGAGCCGATGCGCATCCGCCCTTCCGCTGCCGCCATCACCCGGCTGGAGGAAACACTTGCCTGGATCACCTTCGTCGAGGAGGCCGAGCGCAGGCTGATCTGGTCACGGGCGGCGCGCGTGCCGTGGAAGCAGATCAGCCACGAGCTCGGCTGCGACCGCACAACCGCCTGGCGGCGCTGGCAGCTGGCGCTCACCAAGATCGCGGCGCGGCTCAACGCGCTGGCTGCGTGATGCGCGGATCGGCATGGCAACCGCGTGGATCAGGAAAAAGTGCCCCGCACGTTTGGATTTCGGCGGGGCAACGGGGGAGCCGGCCTCCGGGGGATATGGGGAGGGGTGGAGGCCAGCGATGTTCATACTGGCACGGGACAGCGGAGGAAGGGAGAGGCTGGCGACAAACAGGATTGGGCCAGGCCGGCTCAACGCGCGGGCGGCGTAGCATGGCAGCCGGTGTCAACCGGGCCGCGAAGTGTTGCAACACTTTTGTCCGCGACACCTGCAACGGATCGGTGCTATGAACGGGCCAGCATGGGGAGAGTACGCCAAAGGGCTCGCTCTCCCCATTTTCGTTGCGGCACAGCCGACGCTGCCACCCTCATCGCAACATCGGAATAGTCCATGTCACAGCTCACCGCACGCTGGGGCGACGATCACGTCGCGGCCTTCGCCGGCAAGATCGCCGAACTCGGCCGCCGCTTTCCAAAGGTGCTGCCGCGCATCGTCAACCAGGTCGGCAACCGGGCGAAGACCCAGGTCATCCGTGCCCTGACCAGACAGACCGGCCTGCCGAGGAAGACCATCGTCATGGCAATCGGCCAGCCACGCCGTGCCCATGCCGGCAAGCTCGCCTACGAGATGCAGACCGCTGGCGGCAACATCCGGCTCAAATACCTGAAGCCGAGGGAGACGAGGGCTGGCGCAACCGCGATCCCGTGGAACAAACGCACGCTGTTCCCCGGCACGTTCATCCTTGGCGGGCAATTTCCCAACCGCCACGGCCTTGTCCGCGATGGTCATGTCATGCACAGGCTCGACAGCGCCGGCCGCAAGCTGACCTTCGCCCGCTCCGGCATGTTCATCCCGGTGGAGATGACGAGCGGCGGCACGGCGGCGGCGTTCGAGCAGACCGCAGCGCCGTTGCTCAAAGCACGCGTCGAGGCGGCGCTGGTGAAGCTCGTGCCGTAGCCGAGAGCGCCGTTCCTCGGTCCGCACCGACCCGCAGCATTGCGCAGCAGCCCCACAACTCAACGACCCACGGTTGCAACCCCTTGTCGATGACCGCCTCCGCTGGACTACGCTCAACCCCGCAGCGCCCCGCACCCCCCCCGCCACGGGACCCCTTCTTTTGCAACCAAAGGGTGCGGGGGCGCGCCACTGCCGTTTTTGAGCGTTTTTCCGCTTCCGATTTTTCCATTTTGGTTGGGTCAAAATGGCGAATAAGCCAATGAAATCAAACACCGACGTCGGCAAAGTCGCCCCTGGCGATTTCCAGAATGACGCTCCGGTTCCGCAGGTCCGTTTGGCGGCTGTCGACGATCTGGTGCCCAACCCGGCCAACGCCAGGACGCACCCGGAAGAACAGGTCGCACAGATCGCCGCCTCGATACGCGAGTTCGGTTTTACCAACCCGCTGCTGGTCGACAGGGATGCCGGCGGCATCATCGTCGCCGGCCATGGCCGCAGGCTGGCGGTGCTGCATCTGCGCGCGGGTGGCGAGACGATCCGGCTGCCCGATGGCAGGGTTCTGCCCGACGGCATGGTGCCGGTGATCGATTGTGCGGGCTGGTCGGATGCGCAGCGGCGTGCCTATACGCTGGCCGACAACGCGCTGGCCGAAACCTCCGAATGGGACGATGCGCTGCTCAACGTCGAGTTGAGGTTCCTCGATGATGCCGGCTTCGACCTGCCGGTGATCGGCTTTTCGGATGCCGACCTCGATCGGTTGCTGGCGCATGTGCCGGATGCCGACGGTGAGGATGGCGGCTCGTCGGCACCGATCACCATTCCCGAGCCGCCGCGCAACCCGGCCTCGCGCACCGGCGATCTGTGGCTGCTCGGCGATCATCGGCTGCTGTGCGGCGACAGCACGAACCACGACGATGTGCGTCGGCTGATGAATGGCGAGCGGGCCATCCTGTTCGCCACCGACCCGCCGTACCTCGTCGACTATGACGGGTCGAACCACCCGACGCGGAATAAAGACTGGAGCCAGTCCTACGGCACCACCTGGGACGACAGCAGTCAGGGCGCCGAGCTTTACGACGGCTTCATCGCCGCGGCGGTGGCGGAGGCGATCACGCAGGACGCTGCCTGGTATTGCTGGCATGCCTCACGCCGCCAGGCGATGCTGGAGGAATGCTGGACGAAGGCCGGCGCATTCGTGCACCAGCAGATCATCTGGGTGAAGGACCGTGGCGTGCTCACCCGCTCGCATTACCTGTGGAAGCACGAGCCGTGCCTGATGGGGTGGGTGCGCCCGAACCGGCCGCCGAAGGTGGCAGATCAGACGCTGCCCTCGACCTGGGAGATGCCGTCCTTCGCCAGGGATGATCGGCCCGACCACCCGACG